AATACCAATTGCCAGCGGGTGTACTGTCTTACGGTTGCGGTGGTGGATAATGCGATCATTCCATGCTTGGGCGCGCTGGTTGCGTCTACGCTGCCAGATGTTGCGCCCGATAAATCCGAGAATGACGGGTTGGTATTGGTCGCCGCGTCCTGCGCTTTGATGGTGACTGTCCCATTACTGGAAAAGATGTGATAAACGAATATCCCACCCAAAGCGGACGACGCGCCGCCATCTAAACCGACGGCTGTATTGACTGCGGTTTCTGCGCCTTTAGCGTGCAACATCACGCCCCAGGGTTTCTTATAGGTCAGGGACGAATCAAACGACGCGCCGCCCATTGGTACGTTGACACCGACAAAACCCGCGCCTTGTTCCAGCATGTAACTTGTTTGCTCAAACTCCCATGCAAAGAACGGGTCGCCCTGCGCGGGCGCGGCATTTGCGCCGATGGGAATCATCACATTACGCGTCCCTTTGGTTGCCGTACCGCTACCAGCCAACACGAACAGACCAGCGGTATCGTTATCAAGGAAAGCGTTGATCGGGCCTGCTGATATGTCACCCTTACCCATCAAAATATTTTTGACGCTATCCGTAATCGCCGCGTCGGGTTCTGAGTCGAACATCCAGCCGAGTGTCCCCACTGTGCGAGAATAGCCTGATAAATCGACACCATCCATGTAAACGCGGATGTGTTTGTTATGCGTTCTTGTCATTGTATAAACTCCGTAATCCGTAGGCTGACTTCCACGCCGTGATACTTTGTTTCCCCAGCGGGGTCGGTCAATACGCCAATGGATGAAATGGAAAGTAACTGCATATCCACCGCGCCGGTTGGGTTGCTGTTCTCGAATATCGCTTTCAGAATTAGCACAAGGTTTGTAATCAGCCCTGAATACACCGCCAGCAAACCACCACCACTGCCCACTACTGCATGTAAATAGTAATAATGCAGGGTGTAAGTTAGATTCATCGCGGCGGCTGAATCGGCTCCGTAACTTTCGCGGCTCCATTTCAAATCAGTGATGAACTCATTCGGGCGTGGGTAGAAAACAGGCAACACCGATAAAGCCGACTCAGGTATCTGGTCAATATCTTTGACATTGACGCCTGATATTGATAGATTCGAGATACTATCTGCAACGGTTGCCAGATTGACGGTGATGGTCATAAATACGCCTTACAGGTACTGATAAACTCTTGCGCCATTGCGGGAATGTCGCGTGGTGATAAAACAACGCCCGCCGCCGTCACTGTTTCGGTGCTTGATGTACTTTGTCCAAATCTCCGTCTGTATGCAGTATTGGCAATCTCACAGACCGCGTTATGCGCTTCTTCCATCGGTTGCCAGATGTACACATTGATTGAAGTCAAGTGTGTGGTTGCGGTTGAATTGTTCTCGCCGCGTGTTATAGTTAATGTGTTGGTGCTGACGTTTGAAACGTAGCCTAATTCGTCGTCAAAGCGGATAAGGTCGCCCACTGCAAACAATGTGCCGCTAGTCACGTCATAGCCTGTTTCGCTGGCGTCCATTGCTTCGGCGGCTGTGCTGCCTAGCGTCCAGGCTTGTGAGTATTTGTTGTGGCAACCCCAAACGGCGGTAACTGCAATGACATCATGTTCATCGCCCGCGCCGTCACCCGCCCAATAATAGGTAGAAGCATCCTTGAGCCTGATTCCTAAATGCGGGGTAATGTTGCGCGGGCGCAAGGTATATTCTGTGGACGGGATGGTTACGCCACTCCCGTTGACCACACTTATCACTTCCAGCAGGTCGGGCGTTTTCAAGATGCGGTTGTCAACTTGTCCGCTTGGCACATCAAAGTAACGCGTCTCGATATACGGCGCAAAACGCCTGCCGGTTTTGCTATCCAGCAAACTAGAGGCAGAACGCAAAAGCGACTCAATCACCGCGTCATCTTCGGCGTCTGTTGAGTTGGAACTACCGCGTGATTTCCAGTAGTTCTTAAACTCTGCCAATGTTGCATAACTGTTTAGCGTTGTCATGTATTTTTCCAGTCTCGCCAATTACCACGCGGTAGCACATCAGCCGGTACATAAGTGTCTTCGCTAATGTTTAGGACGTTGACGTTGTTCATCGTTCTCACAAAATGTTTGTAGCCTTCAAACCAAAACGTGAAAGGCTGATTTGATACCGCTTTGGTGTCCAATCCCCAAAAGTGCTGACGGTCTGCGTCGTTCTCGTCATAAGGTTTATGTTGGACACCGATCATCAGCATGGTGGTAAAGCCCATGTGCCAGGCTATTTGAAAAACCGCGTCCATGATGCGGTAATATAAAATCCCTTGCTTGGTGAGAGCGTCTTTGTCCCTGGCTGAATGTCCGGGGATGGACAAGCCGCCTGCGCTGTGATGTTTGAATCTGTAAATGTTCTCGCCTTTTAGTTCATCCCAATCAGGAGACGGGAAGAATTTAGGCACATCCGGGTAAACTTCTAAAATTTTCGCGCCATCTTCCAGTCGCAGGCGTTCATCCACACCAACGTAATAAGTTGGCTTGTACCCTTCGTACTTGTAAAAAGTATTGACACCAAACGAGGGATAGTTAAACCAAGCGGGGGGCGTAAGGTGCAGGTTGGGACCGACACCAATAATTAGACAGGTCTTGCCGCTATGCAGATTGTGAAAATCCTCAATCCTCATAATAGACAATCACCGCTCCCGTCTTTGTTGCTCCACCTGCTGAGATAACGACTTTGATACTGCCGTCAATAATCGGCTCTGCCCGATCTCCGCCAGACGTGCCGGTTAGTGCGGCTCCATCGGATGGGTTGTGTATCAATTCGCGGGGATGCACAAACAGGTTTGACGTGCCAGCCGTCGCCTTGACGTAAAGCGTGTGAGATGCAACCCCTTCGGCGGTCACTGTTACTGTTGCGCCTGTGTCAGTTGAGCCAGGTAAATAAGCCAGCCCGCACATTTCGCCAATGATGGCGTTATTGGGTGTGGCTAATCCATTGCAGTACACAGTTGCGTCACCAGAGCCGTTGGTGGTATAGGGGAAGTATTGCCTTTTCATTTGCGCCCTCGCTTGGATGGCTTTTCTTCCACCACCTCAACGGGTTCTGTAACTTCGACGGCTTCCGCCACTTCCACCTTTACAAATTCGGCGCGCCCATCGTTCACCAGACGGGTTGCAACGCCGTCTGGTAAATCGACTTCTTCACCAGATTTGTAAAAGGCTTCGTTGGTTTCACGCCCTCGAAAGTCTTGTACAAATTTGATTATTGTCATTGCGCCTCATTACGCCAGTGTGACGTTCAACGAGCCGACGACATACCAGATGCCGTTATAGGCTTCAAGAGCAATCCAGTTGCCAATCGCTGCGCCGAATGTGCCAACATCCGAAGCGGTTGAGCCGTTGTTAAAGCCGGGGGTTGTTTGGGTGACAGTGTGCGCGGCGGCGGTTGTGGAATAGATGGTGATTCGCAAACCATCATGTCCGCCTTTGGCAGGAACGCCAGCCGTCGGCGCGGCAAGCGTCAACGCGGCGGCTGTGCCTTTGGTGATAAGCACAGTATCGGGGAAGTTTTTCAGGCTAATGTCAATCGCGCCATCAGCGGCGGCAAGCACCTGCTTGCGCAGTAAATCGTTCATCTTGCTATGAAAACGGCGGAGAACGTAAGTATTTGGCATTTTGTTTTATCCTTTGCCTAGAGTGGGCGGCTATTACACCGCCCACTTGTCAGGCTGTCATATCGGGGTTAATTAGATTCCAACGTTGTAAGAAATTGCGGCGGCTTCTGTGTCGCGGTAGGTCATGCCCCAGCGCACAAGAGCGACGATTTCCCATGAATCAGCGTTTGCAATGCGGGTCGTTTCAAGGGTCATGCGGCGCTTGAAAGCCTGCTTCCATTGGTCAAAGCGCACAGCGAGAATTGCGCCGGTCGTGTTGTTGCCGGGTGTGCCGGTGGCGACTTTGCCGGAAGTGTTCGCAAGCCGCGCGGTTGAATTGCGGTGCATCTGGAACGCGGGCAGGATTTCGTATCCGTAGGCATATTTCAAAAAGCCGTTTTCAACAGTCGCGGCGCTGGATACGTCACGGGTCTTGACTTCGGGCAGTTTCATGTTGGCATAGTGGGTGTTGTAATCCACGATGAACGCAACCTGACGAGGATCAGCACCAGCCAAGCCAGCGGTTCCCATCAGCTTTAATGTGTCAATGTAATCTTCAATGAGCATTGCGCCGGAAGCGGAGCGGCTGTTGGCGGTGTTGGTCACAAGTGCCAACTTGCGGAAGCCGTCCTGCAACAGGTAAGCGGTTCCAGCGGTGGGCGTGCCGTCAATCGAGTTGATGTTCTTATTGGCGGAGGTTTCCACATCGCCGTCGATCATGATGTGTTCGAGAATTTCATTACCCGATACCACCAACTGCTGGCGAAGCTGCGGGGCAAAGCCAATCAGGGAATCTTCGGTCAACTCGCCGGTATACAAAGAGCGTGCGCCGATTTTACCGAGAGTCAATTGCTTGTTAGCGGTTGCCATCTGTGAAGCGGTAACAGTCGCGGCGGGGACTTTCAAGGTCGCATCGCTGGCGGTGGCTTCGCTTACGACGTACCAAGTCGGGTCACTGGATTCAAGCGGGATGTAGATGCTTGAATAACCATCAGGGACAACCTGAGAGGGGACACGGTTCATCAGAACATTGGCACCGCGAATCGCCTCCCAGATTTGGGAACTGTAAGCGGTTCCAACCCAATCAGAACCAATGTTCGAGCCGCCGGTGTACATCGGGTCGGTGGCTGCCTTGACTGCCGCGCTCGTGCCTTCGGGGGTCGGGTCGATGCTGGTTGCGGCTTTGAAAGCATTCTTGACGTAGTTGACAGCCTTCTGACCATCTTCGCTGTTAGTCTGGTCTTTCAGTTCACCGATCTTCAATGACAGGGCTTTGTAAGCCGCGCCACTGACAGGGCGGTTCTGCGCTTTGAGGGTTTCGATCACCAGCGCGGTTTCACCGGCTGACAGTTCATCGTATTTGTTCACATCGCTGAACTTGGTCATGTAGGGGGCTTCGACGTATTGCAGGCGGTTGCTGCGTGCTTGCTCTTTCTTGACCGCTTCCTCAACTGCCTGGCGTTTCTCTTCCTCGATACGCGCGGCGGCTTCTGTCTCAGCCTTTTCCAGTTGCTTTTCAGCAGTGATGCGGGCTTCGAGTTTCACAGCTTGTTTGTTCAAGCCGTCCAGTTTTTCGGCTTCGTCGTCCGTCAAATCTTCACGATTAACGAATGATTTCATCGCCTTACGAACCTTTTCCAATTCTTCCAAAAGCTTTTCCATGTCAAACTCCTATATAATTTTTGATAAATGTTTTCTTGCTTTAGCTTGTATGTCTGCAATCCTCGCACGCCGCACCGCTTCATCAGCATATAGCCCGCCGCCATTGGTATCGCTTGACACATCAGGGAACTGGATTCCAGCGTCCCTGTAAATCGCTTTCATTGCAGGCAGGGCAATGGCTGAATAATTCGCGGGCTTGAAATTCCCGCCGCCCATTTCCCATAAAGAAAAACCTGCGAGGGGCCATACTGCAATTCGCCCCGGTCTGTTCTTTTCGTACTGTATGAATTTGCCGCCGACTTCCAAGCGGGCAAGGTGTGAAATGGAATCGGACGATACCGCCAACTTACCAGCCCGCGCCGCGTCCATTAATACTTTTGCTACTTTAATTGCTTTATTCAAAATAACTCGAACCCACCAGCCGTCAGACTTTTTTGTCAACGTCCCTGATACCGAATCGCCAACAATTAGCGGCTTTTCTTCGAGTTGCTTGGCTCCCTTTTTTACGCCGTGTTGATAAATAACCAAAGGCGTGGAAAAGGCGCTGTCCATAATGTCAGTGTTTTCGTCAGCCCATTGCCCGTCACTGTCTTTTGTGAACGGCAAGACTCTGACATCCAATTCCCAATCACCAACCGCTTTGATTGATACAAAATCCATAAGACTCCGAAAATTAACAACAAAAAAGGGCGACGTATAAACACCCGATTAAGAGTGTGTACACGTCGCCCAAAGGCTTATCAGTGTTGTAACGGCTCTGGACGAATCCAGAATATGCCGTTAGTTATTTAGTTGTATGATCCATCGGCGCGTGGTCTATATAGGGAGTGACCTTTTTAGGGAACGCGCTCCTTGTTAACTAACGCGTGCCGATGTGTTTGCATATTATCACAAATGTTCTACGAACGCAAGTTCTATTTCGGTAACTCTGGCGTCGGTAGCGGGCCAAGCCAGTGAGTGATAATCGAATCGCTGCAGGCGTATGTAAACCAATGCACAGACAGCACGCTTTCACCGTTTATCAATTCATTTATCCAATAATAACCCGGCTCTGTCGGCGGTTCGGTTTTCCATTCAAGCCGCGCTAAAACATCAAGGGTTGTTTTGCGTGAGCCAATATAAGGAGCGGGTTCGGTGTCGTCTGTTGTTGCTATAACGTACATTTTCTAACCTTTCTTCGGCTTTGTGCATGTCTCGCATGTCCGCCGATGTTGGATGTAATTGCGCCAGGTTGCTTTGTGAGATAGGTAGTCGTCGTACAGTTGCCAGCCGATGGCGCACAGGATAAAGTTAATCATTCAATGCGTCCGCTAGTTTTTTAGTTTCAGTTTTCGCAACTATCACAGAGACCACTAACGAACCCATTGAATCCGCTAATCCCTGCCATGCGTCCGCCATTTTACTCATTGAATATCTCACGCGGAACGGCTTGACTAATTGATGTAATGTGTCAATGTCTTTGTAAAATTGCTTGAACATCATTTATCCTTTCGATTTCAAGAACTCACGCACTACGCTATTGGCATGACGGATTGCCCCCGCCATGTTATCCGTTGCCACTTGTAACCATTCGCGCCAGCCGTATTTTTTCCAGCGTGGGACATACGGCGCATAAGGCACGGCGTTCACAATGCGCGGCTTGTACGGGTCGTTTAGTTCCACTTCCCAGCCGTTCTTTAGGTCGTTCGTCCGTGTGTATGACGGCGGGATGTGATTCAAGTACGCCTGAGTGGATAGCGGGGGATAATGTTTATATCCATGTTGGTCGTCGCCTAGCATGTACTCGGATACCGCTTCGAGTGCGGCTTTCTTTGTACCGTAGGGCAAGCTCTTGATATATGCGGCGATCTGCTCAATACCACGCACACTGATTTTAACTTTCATATCGTAACCGTGTTTCCGTCTTTGTCAGTAAGCGAACAATCGCAATTATATCCCCCACAATCCAGATTTGCACCAGGCTTGCGCGGAATGTAATCATTACCTATGTACCAAGAAGCGCGATGCTTTGTGCCGTCCAGCTTTCCACAGGTTTGACAATGTTTCTCTGTGTTGCCTAAATTCCACGTCAGCAGTTGGTTCTTTTTCGCAAACAACACCGCCGCGTTATAAATGGCACTTACGGAATTAGTATATCCATCGGCGCGGGCGGTAATCCATGTAAAAAAATCAAACTCAGGATCATCACGCAATTGTTTTACCTGCTCGAATAATGCGTTGATGTTTCCAATCTCGCTGCTGATTTGCGCCTGCAACCAACTCGCGGGGTCTTCGTCCAGTGGTAACTCTTGCCCGCCATCAATCCAGCCGGTGTCAAAGGCAGAGTTAAACGCCTCTACCATTGCGCTCCTGAAAAGATTACGCGGGGATGTTGAATTACCGCCTTCAAAGTACGTTGTCAATGCGGCGATAATGTCATTGTTGTAACGTGCGGTAATCTCAGGCACGCCGCCCGCTGCGTATCCAGCCTTTACGCTCACGCCTTTCAGCCGCGCCGTAATCAGTAAATCAGACGGGATTTCAACACTCTGATTTGACAGATAGTCAAACGCTTTTGTTATAGATATGTGTAAATCGCTCATAGTTTCGCCAATGCAAGCCGAATCCCCTCAAGAACCATCGCCGCGTCACTTACCACAGATTCAATCTTGCCGGTGTAGCCCGCTTTGTACTTGGTAAACACTGTCCGCACATCGGTTTCGTCCTTGCATGACTTGACCGCGCCCGCAATCTCTCGAATCATGCTCTCTGGTAAAACATCGTTCGTAAATTCCAAAGGCTTGCCAATCTTGCGGAGTGCATAGCGTTCATACTTTGATAACGCCTCGAACATTGCCCGCTTGCTGGCGTCGGCTTGTGTTTCAGTGGGCTTGGGGTTATCTTGCGCGGGGGCGTCTTGTGTCGTTTTATCCTGTGGCAGATTAGGCGCGTCTTGCTTCGGTTGCATTATAGGCGCGGAAGGCGGGTCTTGTATGCCGCCGCTCTGCGCGTTCAATTGCACAGGAATAAGTTCACCGCGCTCATCATCGAATATTTCATCACTCTCGTAATACTTTTCGTTGATTTGATTGATTGAGTGCGTCTTGGCGTATTCGCGCTGTTCTTCCAGCGACATCTGCTTGTCACTGATACGGATGTCCTCAAAGCGCCCAATCAATTCACGTCCGGGGTATGTCGTAAGAATACTGCTGGTTATCTTTTCAGCCATCATCACATGCTTGGGGTACAAGGTCAACTCATTGAACGCGGCGCGGTTGCTGGTACTGTTGGCAAGCGTGCTGTTTTCACTTAGCCATGTTGACAGTCCGGGGGCTAGTGTGTTTTGTATCTCTTGTTTATTGAACTCACGCCCGGCAAGAAACTCCATCTCTTTTTGAGATACCGCGTTTTGAATCCAATTCACGCCGCCTTGACCGACACCGCGCAACATGAGCAGTTCCCGATTCTTTGCCGCTTCTCTGGTGTTATCTTTGATGTCCTGCCATGTGGGGTCGGCAATCATCTGCTCGAACGACAGAATACCAGGCAGTCGGGCGTTGTTCTCGCCGAATAGCCGCGTGTTCCATGCCTGCATAGCCAAGTCGCCACCCGCTACAAGCGCGATGGATTCGATAGCGGATAAGCCGACAAAGCGACTAAACGGGTTGAAGCGTTTGAAGTGGACAATCTCGTGCGGTTGCAGGAATATTTCCGCGCCTGTGCCGGGGTAGTATAAATATCCTTTTAGATACATATTCCCATCAGGGATAGGCTGAATCATGGACGGCGGGATAAACCACATCTCATCAGGCGGGGCGTTTTCACTGGAACGATTGAGCCACCAATACGCATTACCGTTTAGCATCCATAACGCGATTGTGGCATACAAGAACTCAAAGCGACTATCTAGCGGGTTAGGATGTTGCAGCAACATTTCAAACGGATGATTGGGGATGTCCTTTGGCTCTTTGCCTGATACTACCCGCGCCACGCTAAACGGAGTCAACGCACCAGCGGACGCGGTAATGTCTACCGCTTGCACAACCCACGACAGACGCCTGAATAACTCCGCTTGGTGTTCGTACACCGAAGGGTCGGGAAGGTTGAACATTTCAGCGCGGGCGGTTTCAAGCTGCCACTTTTCGTATGGCTTGAAATTCGCCTTGAGGGTCGCAAGTTCCTGCTGTAGTTTTGTGTAATCGCTTTTGGTTACTAATCCAAATAGTGCCATGTTGTAAACTCCTAAATAAAATCGATCAACTTGGAGGCGTCTGGCAAATCAATACCACTCACCACATACCGCAAAGCATCCAGCCTGTGGTAGGTCGCCTTGTCTTTTATCTTTTCGGTTGCCTGTCCGTTTGCATCCAACTCTCTGCTATATGTACCAAACTCGTCAATAATGCCCGTACAGGTATCGAACACGAAAAGCCGCTTTTCTTTGAGCAGGGCAATCACCCGATTTATGCCGCCTTCCACATCGCTTATCGGCGGCTCTTGAATATGCAAGCCAGCCGCGCCCCAATCCATGCGCGGCTGTGTTTCAGACTTTGCCCCACCCCACGCTTGCAAGTTGTACTCGTTATACTGTTTCACCGCATTGACATGCTCCTGCGTGGTCTTATTGCCTTCCAAACTCTCGCGGTATAGATAATACAATTTACTGGCGGGGTCTTGTGCAATGTAAATCTTTGACGTATGCACCGCGCCAAAGTCAACGCCCAAATACCGCGCCCAATTTGCGGGAACATCAAACGCGGGGAGTATGTGTGCCTGACTAAAATCCTCGTAAATCATTCCAGCGGGTCGGCTGAAATTACCGTTATAGAACATCTCAAACTTCCACGTCGGTAATGTTCGCCGCGCGCGTTCGTACTCCTCAGCAGGGAACGATGGATTCATTGTCGATTTGAATTGCACGACCTGTATATCAGGGTCGCCGCCGCGCCACTTGTCGAAGATTTGCGTCTTTAGCCAGCCGAGATTGTAGGGCGTAGTTCCTGCCAATACTCTGCCTTGTGACAGTGAGAGCCGGCGCTGTAACGCTTCCCACGCTCCAACCTTGACGCCATCCTGCCCACATTCATCAAACAAAGCCGCCTTTGCGCTTGCGGATTCCAAGCCGCCCTCGGCGTCTGCCGATCTGCAAATGATACGGGTGAACATGCGCGGCTTGTCCTGTCTGTAAATCGTGCGCTCTGACTTGCTCTCCTGCCAGCCTAAGATGTGGCAGAAATAATTCTGCAATTCTGGCATGAACTTCATTTTCAAAAGGTCGTAAGTTGCGGTTACTGCCAAGTAATCACCCGCGCCCTTTGTCCGTATCTCTTGCTCAAGCCACAAAGGAAGATAGGACGTTTTGCCTGATTGCGTACCGGCGATGATAAACACAAACCGCTTTGCGCTGTCGTGCGCTTTGGTTTGCCCTGGGTGCAGTTCAATAGATAACTTTTTACCATCGTAGTTAATCAGTTGCATTGTCTGTCTTTTCGTAGGTTCGCACAATCTCGATAATCTGTGGCGGTTTCAAGTTCCCGTCGCTATTCGTCAAGTCTGATTTCTGTAACGCCTTGCCAAGTTCCCATTCAATCAATTCTGTGGCGACTTTTTGACGCAAGGCTTCATCGTCACTGTCCAGTCCTTTGACTTTTATCGCCATTGCTTTGAGTAGGTTGCGTAATCGAATCGCCTTTGCGCTTTCGGCAGTGTCTAGTGCCATCAGTTCTACCGCCCGCTCTACTTCGCCATTCCAGCGGTAAACCGTGTCAGGCTTCAAGCCGATTGCAATCGCCGCCTCGCCTTTGGTTGGGTAGTCCATACGCGCGACGACATAGCGAACCTGGTCAACGCTCAATTTCTTTAGGGCGTCCGCAAGTTGCTCAGATATGGATTTTTCGGGGTTCTGTTGTTCCATTGTCTTGTCTCACTGCTACGGCGGCGATTTCTAAGGTTGCTCCGCGTTGTTTAGCTTCCATAAGTTTGGCGGCGTTTTGTATCTGGTCTGCCGGTAAATCCAACGTCAAACGAATTGCGCCGTCTACCATCGTTTGAACCTTGATAATTTCAGCAGGAAACACAATCGCCGGTTCGTCTGTCACTCTCTGCTCGCTTTCATGCCGGTACTAATACCTTCGCCGCATCCATAACTGGCAACGGATGGGCGGGCGGGTCGTCATGCTCACGGATAAGCACAATCCGGATTCTTTCAGAGGGGCGCAATATCGGGATTTCTTGGTTATCGAATCGATACGTGAGTCTATCTTCAATGCCCATGTTGGCATAAATCCCAGCCGCGCTTTTTAGGATGTCACGCATAAGCTCACGCTCCTCTCGTTCGGTTTGTGTTTCTTCGTTCATTTCACTCTCTCCAACAACACATTACAGCTGAT